CGACCGTGCAGTCGTTCGCCGCGTCCATGAAAAAGAAGAAGGACGACGAGGACGAGCCGTCCGAGGACGACGACGACATCGATCCCAAGACCAAGAAGAAGAAAAAGCCCAAGAAGCAGGCGAGCCTGCGATCGGATGCCGGCGTTTCGCCTGCTCCCTCCCCGGACAAAAGGGGCTCGCTGCAGGAGCGTCTGAGCAACGGGTTCATGGCCGCGTACCAGGACCGGGTGGGACAAGCATAGGAGGAGCACATGCCTTACGTAGAAACCAAGGCCCCGGGCTTTCGATACGGCCTGGGCACGATCTCGGGTGCCGGGACCGTGGGCCAGCTGGTCAAGGTCTCGGACGACAACGTCTTCACCGTGAACGACAACCCCGCCGTCAGAAGCTTCGGCATGCTCGTCGGCACGTACAGGGACGGCGAGATGTGCGGTGTGTACTGCATGGGCGGGATCCTGGAGACCGACCAGTACGCGGGTGACGTCTCGGCCGGCGACGAACTCGCCTGCGATGCGGACACGGGCCTGGTGAAGGCAGCCGGGGAAGGGGAGTTCGTGGTGGGTGAAGCCATCTCGGTCTCCTCCGGGGTGCTGCGCTTCAAGCTGCTGGTCTAGGAGGTGATGACGATGGAAGCGGCCGTAGACGTACAGTCCGATGAATTCATGGAGGCCATGGCCGAGCTGATGGCCGAGGCAGCGGAGTCCCCCGAGGGGCTGCGGGCCCTGGCTGCAGCGATCGCGCCTCCCATCGACCAGGAGATCAAGCGGCGGGAGATCACGTCGCTCTTGCTCACGCGGCACAAACTGCCGCCCGGGGAGCCTGCCAAGTACCAGAAGCGTCCCAAGCTGAAGGCCTACTGGATCTCGAAGGACGGCGACGCCGTGGAGTCGGGCATCCTCGAGGACGAGGTGGAGTTTCCGATCCACCGGATCCACGCCATGCCCATGGTGGACATCTCCGTGCTCAAGCACGGCAACGTGGGCACCATGCTGGACATCCAGAAGGCATCCGCGGACGAGATCCGGAAATCCATCGACAAGCGGACCGTGACCGTGCTGTCCGCTGCTGTGACGGCCGAGCAGACCGTGACCGTGGCAGGCGGCAAGCTCACGGACGAGGCTCTGGGCGAGGCCATTTCCTTCATCGAGGACAAGGAACTGCGCGTCAAGTACATCCTGATGCGTGGGGCCCGGGCGAACGACATGCGGGGTTGGGACCTCGATCCCCAGACGAAGAGGGAACTCCAGCTCAAGGGCATCTTCAAGATCTTCAACGGTGCCGAGATCATCTCGACCGCGACCATGCCGCTCGACGAAGTGATCCTGGTGCCTGAGGACGAGGTGGGGAAGTTCGCGATCCGGCAGGCCCTGATCACGGACACCATCAACGAGGCCAAGCGGTTCAAGACCGGATGGCTCGCCTGGATGGAGGCTGCGCACGGGGTCACCCGTTCGGATCTGCTCGCCAAGGTCGTGGTCACGCCGTAGGGGGTTTTCATGGTGGTCGTACAAAACGCCCTGGACACGGTGCTCATCGTGGACGGGCTCGTGTTCCAGCCGAACGGCAGCACGGGCGATACGCGGACTGTGCTCCGCAGGACCGCATCCATCGTCGCGGCCGTGGAATCCGGGCAGCTCGATCTCATCGAGGAGACCCCGGAGCCCGGCGACGCGATCATCCTGGATGAGGTCGTGGGCACGGGCGTCGAGCAGGAGATCACACACGGCCTGGACAGCGTGCCGAGCGACGTGGCCGCTGCCGTGACCTACGTTCCGTCCATGGACTACGGCGGGGATTCCGCAAAGCCGTTCGAGGTCAGTTTCGGTGAGCACACGGACACCGTGGTCAAGGTCACGGCCACGAGCGGCATCCGATTCAAGCTGGTCGTTTCGCCGTAAGGAGGACTGACGTGCACACGAGCACCGCAAGAAAACCGCTCATCCTGATTGCCGGCGAAACCCTTGGACTGGGGGGCGCGGAAAAGGTCACGGTGGACCTGGCGAACGCCCTGCATGAAAGCGGCCGGTACCGGGTTCACGTGACGGCAACGCTCACCAAGGACGGGCTGTTCGCGGACCACCTGGACGACGGCATCGATGTGTCGCTGACCCCGAGAACGCAGGCCCTGACCGCGCTCGTGGCCCTGAAGAAGCCGGACGGGATCGTGCTGAACAACTGCCGCATGGCCAAGCAGTGCATCAACGAGATGCTCCACAGGCACACGCCCCGGTATCTCGGGTTCTTCCTGCATGGGGCATCGAAGTGGTCCATGGACCTGCTGCCGGACGTGCTGCCGGACGGGTCCGAGGTGGTGACCATCTCGCGGGAAGCCAAGGCCGAGATTCTGGCCCAGAGGCCGGACATCCCTCGCAGCTCCGTGGGCGTCATTACCAACTGCGTGGACACGAAGCGCTTCCGTCCGCTCGAGGACGGGGAACTCCTCCCCGAAAGGGTCTGGGACGAGCCGCACGGGCCGGTGTTCGGGTACGCGGGCCGGTTCTCGGGTGAAAAGTCCCTGGTCACCATGGTGGATGTGTTTCGCCGGGCCAGGCAGCGGATTCCCGACGCGCGGCTTCTCATGGTCGGTGGCGCGGACCCGGGCGTGCCCGTGTACGAGGCGTACTGGACCGCAGAGCAGGGTGTGGTCGAGCACGCGGTCCGCCGATGGACCTTGAAGGGGCCGTGCACATCACTGGCGCGGTAACAAATCCCGAGGACTTCTACCGGCAGATGGACGTTTTTCTGCTGACCAGCCAGTTCGAGGGCGTGCCCCTGGTGCTTCTCGAGGCCATGGCGTCCGGTGTGCCCGTGGTGGCGACAGCGGTCGGTGCCATTCCCCGGATCCTGAAGCAGGGGGCCGGGTACGCGGTGGCCAGGCAGGGCCTGGACCTGGACGAATCCGAGCGGGAGTTCTTCGCGGACCGGATGGTGGATGTGGCGACGAGCCCGAAAAGGCGGCAGATGGGCGCAGCCGCCAGGAACAAGGCAAAGCGTCTCTACTCCACGGCCACTTACCGGCGCACGGTTTCCGCCTACTTCGACAAGAGGTTTTCACAGTGATGACCATCGAAAACCAGCTCAAGACCCACCTGGTGATCCCGGACGGCGCGGACGCCGGTGTCGCGTTGAAGCTTCTTCCGGGTGGCAAGGCCGTGGCGGACAAGGTGACCGGGCCCGTGAAGGACGCGGAGCGCAAGGGCCTCGTGACCATCCATTATCCCGGCCGGAAACAGGAGAAACCGGCAGGGAAAGTTACCGGTACGAAGAAGAAGGAGTAGCCCGTGCTGGACGACCTGGTCCAAGACATCCTCGGTGACTTCACGGACGAAGACGGTGACGCTCTCGTTGCGTCCGAGTACGTCGAACGCGCGGCCGAGCGGGCTCTTCCGTTGGTCGCCGGTGATCTGGACATCGAGTACGTGCTGTCCGGCGACGAGGTCTTTCCGCCCATGCCTTCCAGCCACCGGGAACTATGGGTCCTGCGAAGCAAGATCGCGGTCTGCCGGTTCCTGCGGGCCCAGGCATCGAGCCGGGTCAGTTTCTCTTCCGGCGACAAGCGCATGGACCGGTCCAAGGAAGCCGCGAACTGGGCTGCCTTGGAAAAGGACCTTGTCGGGGAATACGGGGACCGGGTCCGGCGCATCAATCCGAGTGCTGATGAGTCCGTGCTCCGACCGGACGTGAATCCTCTGGTCTATTCGCGTGGATCCCAACTCGCATCAATGGAGTGAGCCATGGAAAGCAAAACCAAACTCGACCCGTTTCACTACGACGCCTGGAGCGTCGTGACCACGATCCTGCAGGTCGCATCGGTGGTCATTGGTGTGATCCTGAGCCTGAACGGCAACCATGCCGGACTCCTGGGCCTCGGTGCCCTGGCCGGCGGAGCGCGCGGAGATCTCGTCCGGGACCTGGTGGCCGTCTTGAAGAAGAACCTGTCCCTTTCACTGATGGTCTTCCTGGTCATCCTGGGGCTTCCCGGGTGCGGGACCGGGATCTCGAAGCAGTTCCTAAAGGACTCGGTCGATGCAGTGCAGGCGAACGCCGGCGAATACCTGGTCGGCTGCCAGATGGTCACCGTGGCCCCGGCGTTCTCCGTGGACTGGACCAGTGACGTGACGTACGGGGGCGGGTTGTTCGTGGGATGCAGCGAGCAGGGACACATGGCGGAATTCCGGTGCTACGGCCTGCTCGACGACGAGACCATGAAAACCCGGATCCAGTGCGACCCGCTGAGCCAGTGGGAGCGAAAGGAGGCGACCCCGTGATGCTGCGCCACTGCGCACAGGCGAAAAAGGACGTCGAGTGGATGATCCGCAGGTCCGGCGTCATGGGCACGGTCATCAGACCGACTGTCGATGGCCAGGATTCATTTTTCGGTCCCCACGAACCTACCGAGACCCCTGTGGGGGAGATCCCGGTCGAAATGAAAACCCTAGATCCAGCGGACCTTGCCGAAATCGGCGCGGACGCCGTGGCCTCGGTCCTGCCGGGCTCGGATGTCCAGGAACAGGATTTCCTCGAGGTCGAAGGGGTCCGGTACCGGGTGACGGACGTGAAGCCCAACAACTTCTTCGGTCAACTCACGCACATGGACCTGCACCTGGAGCGGGAGAAGCGGGATGGGTAGACGCAGACATCTGGCGATGATCGACATCGACTTTTCGAAGATCGCGCGCCTGCACGCTGCGATGAAGCAGATGCCGTCCGTCATCACGGAGGAGTTGGGCAAGGCCGTGACGGAACTGGTGCTCATCGTGGAGGCCGAGGCCAAGAGGCTTTGCCCTGTGGATACTGGGAAACTGCGTGCGTCCATCACGCCGGTCATCGAGTCTTGGGCCGCGGGATTCGTGGGCACGAACACGTCCTACGCCCCTCACGTGGAGTACGGGACACGCAATGCGCCGGCCCAGCCCTTTCTGGAGCCCGCGTTTCTCGAGGGAAAGAGACGGGCGAAGAAGGTGTTTGGGCAGGCAATCGCCCGGGCCATTGCCCGTTTTGACAGGGAGGCGAGATGAGCGGATCCCTGCAGCGGGCTTTGGGATTGTGGATGGCGTCGCAGGTCGCCGGCCTCAACGTCTACGCGGACGAGATCGCCAACACGAAGCACCTGTACCCGGCATGCACGGTGACCGATCTTTCCTCGTCGCAATCGAGGCTCGGATGCTCGAAGCGGGACTTCGTGTGCAAGGACGACGAGACGGGCAATGTGGTGAAGACCGGGAAGATGATGGTCCACCAGCACTCGTTTCGGCTCGTCGTGTCGTCGCCGTCGAGCAAGGAGATGAACGGTCAGGAGATAGCGGACGGGATCGGGGGATGCATCGAGGACGCGGTTGTGGAAGCCAGCCTGTCGTTCGACCCGATCGTGCTCGTGGACAGCGAGGCGGAGCCCGAAGTCCCTTTCAAACTGGACCGGATGGTCGTCGAGGATCGGCAGCAGGTCGCCGTGGACATTTCGGGCGAGCCTTTCCTGTACCGCCATGCACTGAGATTGCGAATCGTGCGGACGGTCCCGGTGGAGACCCCGGTTGAAGGCGTCATCGAACGCATCCACATGGAGGCATGAATGGCAACACGAGACAGGACAGTAACCGCAATTCCGTCATCCTCCCCCGGAGTTCTAACGCGACGAGGATCCCTCCGGAGATCCCGAGCCTGTGCCGTTGTTCGGCCTCCCAACAGGGAGCCGGTATCGGTTCTGGCCACGGCAACAGGCACCGACAAGATCGTGTTCGAGTCCGTGAAGGCGGCACACGGATGGACCGACACCACGAAGCTCACCAAGGATGAGTTTGTCCGGCTGCGAAACGAATGGCTTACCAAGCCCGCCCGCGAGGTGAGACGATGAGCAAGCGCCGCATCATCCCGGACGCCTACACCGAGTACGAGGACGGACACCTCGGGGTGGTTGCTCCGTCCCTCGCGAACGTCGAGGCCAAGATCGGGGCTGCGGACGCCGGCAACCCCAACAGGGTCTACACGCTGGCCGGTCCCGACGCGAAGAAGCAGGCCAGGATCATCTTCAAGGGCGGACCGCTCCTGCGCGCCATCGAGGAGGCCCTGGACGCGGGTTCCACCCGGATCCATGCCGTGCGCATCGGCAAACCCCAGCGAGCCACGATCACGTTGCCGGGCGTGAACGAAGTCGACACGATCCGCATCAAGGGCGACCACGGGCTTTCAGGCAACAACCACTACGTCAACGTCTGGCAGACCTTCCAGCGCATCCACTCCGGATACATCGCGGGGTTCGAGTACCCCAGGCGAGTGACCTTCTACGACGAGGACCTCGAAACCGTTCGCACCGTGTCCCTGCCATCCGAGATCACCCAGGTGATCGGTGTCAGCGCGGACGTCTTCCCCGCCATGTCCCTGGATGGTCCCGGGTTCTTCGTGCTGGGAATCGACTCGTCCCCGGAGATGGTGCCAACCCTGTGGCGACTGGACCAGGAAGGACACATCCTCACCGAGCACACCCTGGACATCAGCCCGTTCGTGCCTGAAGGCGATACTGTGACCGGAATCGTGACCGCAGGCATGCCCTACGACGAGGTCGCGATCACCACGGACCGCAGCATGCTGTTCCTCGAAAAGGACGACCTGGGCGAGTGGATTCTGGATAACATCGAATCCTACGAAGACCACGGGGTCGAATCACCGGACATCGCGGACGCAGTCATGTGGTTCGACATCAAGGGCATTCTCGACGGCGAGGAGCCCCACGACCTGATGCTCCTTCTCGATCGCACTGTATCCAAGATCTACGCACTGACCGATGGGTATCATGAGCCCCCTTCCGTGATCGGCACCGTGGACATTTCTCCCTGGGTGGGCGGGGACACGCCCGAAGGCCTGACCGTGGATTACGACAGCGGCGAGGTCGTTGTCGCGGTCCGAAACGACGGCTCCTACCCGTATTCGAGGCTGCTGCGGTTCGAGATCGACTGGGACCATGACCCGGATCCCCTGATCACGCTTCTGGCCACCGAGGAGATCGACGTTAACGTGTACGGCCTGGGCGGATTCATCGAGGACGCGGACATCACCACGCGCGTCACCATCGAGGACCGAAACGAGTCTCCGGTGCTGACCCGCGTGTACGAGGGAATGGGGAATATCGAAACCGCCACGCAGGCCCTGGTGGACTCCATCAACGATGACGGTGTGTACGAAGCCGAGGTCCTGGTCCAGCCCCCGGTCTGGCTCATGCCGTCCGTGACGGATGACGAGCACGAGGACCTGGATCCCTATCATTACGACCCGTTCACCGGGGGCACGGACGCGGACGATCCCACGAACGGGGACTACCTGGACGGCCTTGCCGCCACAGAATCCCGTACGGACACCGCCTGGATACACGCCGTTGGCGCGAACACCAATGCCCTGTGGACCGCGATCCTGCTGCACTGCGCACAGATGTTCGAGCAGCACCAGGCCGAACGTTTCGCGATCCTGGAGACCCCGGAATTCGAATCCTCGCATGACGAGGGCTCTGCGGAGTACCTCGCGGACTTGCAGGACTACGTGGACGACATCGTGGATATGGCCGATAGCGTGGGGGACCGCAACGCCGTGATCTTCGCGGGCGGGGCCGATTTCATGGACTCCGACGGCGACATCTACTCTCACCCGGTGACCGCTGCCTGCGGCGGGACCATGGCCGGCCTCGAGGTCCAGAAATCCCTCATCAACAAGCCCGTTCGAAACGTCCAGGAACTGTGGCCGGAGTTCAGCCAGGGACACATCCAATCCCTGATCCAGGCTCGCGTGAACTGCATCCGGTTCAAGCCCGGCCGGGGCTACATCATCGCGCACTCGCTTACTGCGGCCGCACCGGGTTCGGACTACTCCCGGGTCAACGACCTTCGTGCCGTGTACTACGGGTCCAAGGCTGCCAGGGAAGCGGCCCAGCCCTACGTGGGTGAGGAGAACGACAAGGCTGGCGAGGGCCTGCGCAGGCTGGAGTCCGCCATGTCGCGGCCTTTGGAGATGATGAGGGACGGCGGGCAGATCGACGACTTCGACCTGACTGCGGTCTCCACGGAAAACGACCGACTGCTGGGCGACGTGTACGTCTCCCTCGGCATCCAGCCCAGGCGGGCCATGGAGATGATCTACACCACGGTCTACTTGAAGTAGGAGAGCGCCATGGGGATGGAAGGATTCATTCAGGGGACGTCCGGCGAAGACATCTCCCTGCTCGTGGACGGCATCAAGATCATGGCCTTGCAGAACCTGTCCTGGAAGGCCAGCCAGTCCAAGAGCGTGATCCGGGGCGCAGGATTCAGAAAGCCCCACGCCATGGGCCGGGGCCCCAAGGACTTTGAATTGGACTTCGAGGTCAAGGAACTCAACATGGGCCTGCTCGACGTGGCGATCAACTCGGCACGGTCGGCGCAGACGCAGCTCAAGTCCTTCACGATCGGCGGGATTCAGTTCAACGACCTGCTGGACCTGCGCAACTGCACGGTCCTGATCATGTACCCGCCCAAGAACAACGCGCAGCGGATCATCCGTTTCCTGGGATTCGAGTTCACGGACGTGGAGGGAGGATTCTCCGTGGATGACGAGGCGGTCGGGCGAAAGCTGTCCGGCGTGGCCATGGATGCCGAGGGGTTGGTGTAGAGGCAAGACAGATGGGCACTACGGGATCATTTTTCCTTCCATTTTCCCTGACTCTTGTTGAGCGGGGGAGTGTCGAGAAACTTCTTCCTGTACGCCTTGATCTGCTGGTATTCAAGACGCTCTGCGTCGTCCTTGGTTTGTGTCTTCATGTAGTCGACGTACAAAGTCTCGATGGGGAAGCCTTTGCCGACTTTCCAGGTGAAGTACTCTTGTCCTTCCACATGAGCGTGTTTTCCGCCTTTGGCGGCTCCCAGAAAACTGGTGAGACGGACCCACATGTCCGTGCTTTCCCCGATCATCAGGACGCCTTCGTCATCCACGCCAAGGCACCTGGGAATTTTTCTAGAGTTGTTTCGTGTCGTAAAGGACCGGATTCGATAGACACCCGGCTGCTTGTCGAGTTCCTCCGGCCACTCCTCTCCGTCGAGCAGGAAGCCTCCTTTCCATTTGGTACGCATACATCACCTCACCAAGAGAATGGATTGAAAAACATACATCCCAGCGCTTTGACTTCTTTGAAGTCTACAGAACCGCAGCTCGGAAATGAAGCCCTTTCAACAGGTTCCACGAGGGAGGCATGACCCATGTCAACTGAAGATATCCAGGTCCTCGTGGACAAGATCGACGGGCTCGCTGTCAGGGTAGGCACCCTGGAGAGCGCCGTCACCACCCTCATGACCCGCACGGACCGCAACGAGAAGGTTCTGCACTGGCTTCGTATGGCGGGACTGTTGCTGCTCGGCGCGGCTCTCGGGTCGGGCGTAGTGAAACTGGACGACGTGCTGGCCCTGGTGGGCGCACCGTAATGGAGGTAAACGACATGCAGACAGAACCTACAAAGACCCCCGACAAGAAGGTGCGGGAGATCGTGGACAAGCTGCGGGCGGACAACCCGAAGCTCCGGATCTTCCAGATCATCGTGCCTGACCGCGAGGACGAGGTCTTCCTGGCCAGAAAAGCATCCTGGTCCGAGTACAAGCGGCTCATCGGCAGCGTGAAGAACGAGGCGGACGCCAACGAGGTCCTGGTGCAGAAGTTCCTCGTGCACCCGAAGCCGGGCTACGAGGAGATCCAGACCGAGTGGGACCCGGGCCTGGTAGTAACCCTGGCCCAGCAGATCCAGAAGGGCCTGGGCTTTTCCCAGGGGGCGTCCCTAAAAAACTGGTAGAGGCCGAGCGGTCCGCCTGCCGCTCGGATGGGTACAAGCAGATGCGGGCTCTGATCTGCCGCACGTTCGCGGGATACGACTTCGATCACGTGGACGGGCTGTGTGCCGACGAGCTGGCGGAAGTCGCCGGCGCAGCCCTGTGGGTCCAGGACGAGGAAGCCAGGTCGGTGAAATCCGGTGGACGCAAGGGCAAGGGTGCCCGGAGGCGATAGTTCGCATCATGAGAGGAAGGCGTGGCAGCGGGCATGTCACACACGATCGGGGTACTGGTCAAGGGGCACAATGCGCTCAGCGCGTCCCTGGTGAAGGCCGAGCATTCCCTGACCAGCTTCCGCAAGACCGCTGAGGCCACGGCCCTGTCCGTCAACAGCCGGTTGACCTCGCCTGACATCGATACCGCATCCATCGACAAGGCATCCTCCCGGCTCCGAGGTATGGGCACGACCGCCATGATCGCGGGCGGCATCGTAGCCGCAGGACTGGGCCTGGCCGTTCACACCGCCACGAACTTCAACACCGCCATGGCAGAGGTCTCGACCCTGGTGGACACCTCCACCACGGACATGAACGCGCTCAACTCCACCGTCCGATCCATGTCCAAGGAGTTCGGGCAGATGCCGGTGGACACGGCCAAGGCCCTGTACACCACGATCTCGGCCGGATTCGGGGACGCCCAGGACGCCACGGTCATGCTCGAAGGGGCCATGAAGCTGGCTCGCGGCGGGATCACGGATACCGAGACCGCGATCGACGGCCTGACCTCCATCATGAATTCCTACGGCATGGCCGCGGACCAGGTCACCGGAGTGTCGGACCGGATGTTCGTGGCCATGAAGGCCGGCAAGACCACGATCGGTGAGCTTTCATCGAGTCTCGGGAAGGTGACGCCCCTGGCATCGAGCGTGGGCGTGTCCCTGGACGAGCTCCTTGCAGCGACGTCCGCACTGACGCTCGGCGGCCTGAAGACCGCCGAGGCGGTGACATCCCTTCGCGGAGTCATGGCCGCGGTCATCAATCCCACGGCGGATGCTTTGAAGACTGCCGAGGCCCTCGGGATCGAGTTCAGCGCAACGGCTGTCAAGAGCATGGGTTTGCAGAAGTGGCTCGCCCAGGTAGCCGAGAAGACCGGGGGCTCGCAGGAGTCGTTGTCCGCGCTGTTCGGTCGTGTGGAGGCTCTTTCGGGCGTTCTGGCACTGACGGGCAACCAGGCGTCGTCGTTTGCATCGATCCTGGGGCAGATGGGGAATTCCGCTGGTGCTACCGAGGAGGCCTTCCGCAAGGTGGATGCGACAGCAGGGGCCGCGTTCGATCGGGCCAAGGCCAATGCAGCCGTGCTCATGGAGACGGTCGGAAACGCGCTGCTCCCAGTGGTCTCGGGTCTGGCCAACACGTTTGCGTGGCTTGCTGACAAGATCAGCACGTTCGGGGAGGCCCATCCCTTCCTGACCAAGCTCGTGGTGGTGCTCACCGCCGTGTCCGCCGGCGTCGCACTGGTGGGCGGGGCCTCCCTCGTCATGGGCGCCAAGGTCATGGCCGCGATGACCATGGTCAACGTATCCACCGGGGGAGTTCTTCTGGCTGTCGGGGCCCTGGTTGCCGGGATCACTGCGCTTGTGATGCTGTTCACGTCGGGCACGGACAGCATGAAAAAGTCCAGCGGGATCTTGGCCACGGCCTGGGGAGTCGTGAAAACAGCGTTCTACGCCATGGCCAAGCCGGTCGCGTACGGTCTCGGGTTTCTGGTCGGGACTTTGGAAGATGCCTGGTTCTCCATCGCAGGCTACACGGCGGACGTGTGGCCCATGGTCAAGCAGGTGATTCTCGGTGCCTGGAAGGCAGTCACCACGGTCCTGGCACCCCAGATCGCTGCTTTGACCGGGATGTTCACGTTCGCGTGGGAATCGATCCAGGTAGTAACCACCGCTGTGTGGGACTCCATCAAGCTGACCGTGACCACGGTCTGGAATCACGTCTACAACAGCATCGCCCTGGTCTGGAACCTCATCTCGGGAGTTTTCAAAGCCGGGCTGCAGCTGCTCACGGGGGACTGGTCCGGGGCGTGGGAGACGATCCAGACCACCTTCGCGAACGTCTGGGCCAACATCAAGAGCATCTTCTCCGGGTGGATGGACTGGCTGGGCGGGCTTTCATCGATATTCCTCGATGCAGGCAGCGGTCTAATCGACGCGTTCTGGCAGGGAATCCAGGCTGCATGGTCAAGCCTCAAGGAGAATTTCTCCGGGCTGCTGCAGGGCATCCGGGATCTCTTGCCGTTTTCCGATGCCAGGGAAGGCCCGCTCGCGCAATTGACCGCATCCGGCAGCGCCCTGATGAGCACGTTCGCGCAGGGCATCCAGGCCGCAGCCGACATCCCTGAAAAGGTCCTTTCGGGCTTGCTCAAAGGCGTCGCGGACCTGCTGCCGTTCTCGGATGCGAAGAAGGGACCACTGTCCGATCTCACGAAATCGGGAGCCCGAGTACTGCCAACGTTTGCAGGTGGCATCCAGCAGAACGCGGATGCTCCCGGCCGCGCGGTGTCGGATGCGTTGTCGGGCGTTAGGCTGGAAGCGCCCCGGATTCCACCGATACAGATCGAGGCATCGCGGGAGCCCGGGATGACCGGTCCTGCCAGGGAGCCTTCCACCTCCGGGGCCGGGTCCGTGGTGTTCGAGCGAGGGGCTTTCCAGATTTCCATCACCGGCGAAAAACCCATGGACGACCTCGAGAACCGCCTCACGGACATCTTTGCAGGTGTCGCCCTCAGATTGGGGGTGAGCGATGCCTGAGATCCGCAACGAGGAATTCCAGGTCGTCACACTCGGCGCGGTCAAGGCTGGAGGCGAGCCGGACATCGCCAACATCCTGTTCGAGTTCCCGGTGCCGCACCAGCAGATGACCATCCGCCAGGCGGTCAAGGTGGACGAGGTGGACGTACCGGGACGTTCCGGCAAGGTCAAGCAGGCGGTCGGTTACGAGGACACGGAGATCACCCTGCACCTGCTCCTGGTGGACGAGGAGGATTCGGGCGGAAACGTCACGTGGTCGGCGATTGACCAGTTCAGCGAATTGCAGAACGCCTTCCGGGACCGGTCCGAGCCTGTGGCCGAAGGGGACAAGAAGCCGGAAACCTCACACGCGGTCCCCACCATCTTCTCGATCCAGTCCCGCCTGACGGATGCGTGCGGCATCAAAACCGTGCTCTTCAAGGGGTTGGAAGTAGGAGACGTCACCGGGGAGCCATCGATTTCCGTGCAGATCACGTTCACGGAGTTCGAGCCCATCGCCAGGCAGGTGGAGAGACGCAAGCGGGAAAAGGTCGCCAAAAAGAAGGCTGCGGCCGAGGTGAAGGAAGCGGTCGGATCCGAATCGGATTCCAAGGCGTCCGACGCCCACGACAAGGAAGTGGGTACCGAGGATCCCCTGGCTGCCGAGTATCGCAAGGGCAAATCCGACGCCATGGGAGGCACCCCATGACCTGGTTGGCTCCCGAGATCGAAGTGACGCTCGGAGACGAAACACGGCTGGCGTCGGTGCAGGAGATGAAGGTTGTTGCGAGCCGCAGCCAGCCCATTGCGACCGCGTACATCGAACTCTCCAACGTTCGGTTCGAGTGGAACGACGGGGTCGATGACGGCGACGACCTGGTGATCCGCTGGGGATACCGTGGTCACGATCTTTCCCCCCTGTTCGACGGGACCGTGAAGCGTGCGCATCTCCAGGAGACCTTGAAAGTGTGGGGCCTGTGCCGGGCACGGGCATTGTCGGACACGCGGGTCACCCGCACCTACCAGGACGAGGCGGCTGACGCGGTTGTCAACCACCTGGTGGCCGGCCTCGGCTTTGAAAGCCTGGACATCGCGTCCTGCGACACGTTCATCGACAAGCTGCCGCTTCAGGACAACACCATTGTCGATGCCATCCAGTTCCTGAATCGACGCCTGGGACTCGACCATGCGTTCTACGCCGACCCATCCGGCGGGTTTAACTGGGGGCCTCGCGACGAGACGCAGGAACCGTCGCACACGTTCATTCGCGGCGACGACGTGCTCGATCTCCAGTCCCTGCCTGGCGGAGGGATCCTGCTCACGGTCATGGGTGTCGCGATCTGGCACTCGGAAACGGTCGTGCTCGAGGGAACAGACGGCACCGAGACCCGGTACTTCGTGGAGCAGGTCGTGCACACGGCGGGGCAGAGCGGCAAGGGAATCCGCAGTCGCCTACTACTAATAGAGGTAGGAGATGCGTAGCCGAGGAGATCTCGCCGCAGAGCTGAAACGCCTGGTCGAGGCCCTTCATCCCGACCTGCGCCCGTTCCTCCGTCCATCGCTTCTGGGAAAGGTGGTCGCGGTAGACGACGACAACTACCGGGTGGACGTGGTCGTGGGCGGGGACGAGGAAACCGGCGAGGAAGGCCTCGCGTTGCCGGACGTCCCGGTGGCGTCGCTGTTCGCGCAGGACGGATACGGCATCTGGGCTCTGCCCGAGGTCGACGCCGAGGTCACGGTTTCCTTCCACGACGGGGACGTGACCCAGCCCTACGTCGAATCCCCGATCTTCCATTCCAACAAGGCCCCCACGGGTTTCGAGTCCGGGACCATCGCCGTGGTCGGGAAGCAAGGCCAGAAGGTCGTGCTGAAGCCCGACGACAACGAGATCGCCATCAGCTGCGAGACGTTGTCAATCGTCCGTGACTCGAAAGGAGTGGAGCAGACCAAGGGCGATTTCGAGCACACAATCGACGGCAAGCGGTCCATCGCGGTCAAACAGGACGACTCGACGACGGTGGACGGCAAGAGCGAAACCGCTGTCAAAGGCTCTCTGTCCCTGTCCACGGACCAGAACGGGGAGATCAAGGCCCAGATCAACCTGGTGTTGTCAGCGACCGCCATCGCGACCCTGTCCGGTGCCCAGGTCAAGCTCGGCGGGGACGGGGCCTCGGACTTTCTGGTCAAGGGTACGACCTTCCTGTCCGCGCTCATCGGGCTTCTGAGCAGCGGGACGGACTCCTTTGGAAAACCGATCTTCCCGGCAGCAGCAGCGGTCCTGCAGCCCGGGTCCATGCTGAGCAACAAGGTGAGTGTGCAGTAATGGCGCTTCTGACTGACATCGAGGCACTGAAAACGGGAGTCGCGGCCGGGATCGCTGCGGGGCTCGAGGCCGCATTCCCCGAGGGAGACGCGGAGACCTTCGGGAAGATGGGTACGGCCATCGCTGCCGGCATGGTGGAGAGCATCTTGACTCATATCGTGGCGCACCTCGAGGTCGGGGTGGATCCGGACGGCCTGATCACCAGCACGGTCGTGGGCGGGATCGCAGAGCAGGATAACCCAGGGGAAGGACTTGTCAGGTGAGTGAAGTCAGATTCGAAAACCTGGGCACGGACCTCCTGCTGGACGATTCCGGGGATCTGGTCGTCAGCCCAACGGGCGATCTGGCAATCACCCCCGACGGCCGGACCTGTCTGCTCCAGGACGTCAAGAACCTGCTAGACACCTTACCTGGGGATCTGTTCGGGCATCCAGCATACGGGGCAGGCGTGCCGCGACTGTTCGGGGAAGAGGACCGGCCCGACTTCGAAAGCCTCGTGAAGCGGGCGATTTCGGATGCGCTCGCCTACGACCAGGGAGTCGGGCCCCGGATCGAGCCGGAATCCATCGAGGTGACTGCACTGCCCCGTACTGGTCGGGAAGCTCTGTTCAGGGTGTCGTTCGTGCCCCTGGGCGAGGAGTGGACGAACCGAATGAACTTGGTATGGCAGGCGAACGCCGGGCCAGAGGACGTGTAGGAGAACGGATTGTCGCTCAAGATCAAAACCTACCCGGAACTCGTTTCCGGCATGCTCACGGCCATCGGCGAGCGCACCGATCTCACCAATTTCAACGTCGGGTCTGTGACCCGCACCCTGACCGAGGTCTTTTCCGAAGTCGTTGCCGAGCTGTACGCATTCGGGGCCGGGATGCTGAAGCAGGGATTCCTGGACACGGCCACCGGCTTCTGGCTCGACCGCAAGGCCAAGGAGTATGGCCTGACCAGGAAGCCCGCCATCAAGACCCAGGGCGGGGTCCGGTATTCGCGCAAGACGGCCAAGGACACGAACGTTCCGATCCCGGAAGGCTCCATCGTTACCACGCCCATGGACCAGAGCGGCCGGCAGTACCGGTATTTCACCACCGAGGATGCCGTGCTCCTGGCGGGTGAGTTGTCCGTTGCCGTGCCGGTCACCGCCGAGGATCCCGGCTCCGCGTACAACGTCGGGCCCGGGTCCATCTCCAAGATGAAGACGTTCATCACCGGGATCGACTCGGTCACGAACGAGGAAGACTGGGTCACCGTTGTGGGCGTGGACGAGGAGTCCGACGCGGCCCTGCGGCAACGCTGCTTCCTGGCCTGGGAGGAGCTTTCTCAGGGGGGCACGGCTGCGGCGTACGTTTCCTGGGCCCTGTCGGTGCCCGGTGTGAAATCCGCGTTCGTGGACGACAATCTTCCTCGAGGCGACGGCACGGTGGACGTCTACATCCTGGGCGAAGCCGGGCCCCCGGACTTGGCGTTGATTGACGCCGTGCAGGTCGTGGTGGACGGGAACCGCCCCATCACTGCGGACGCTTTGGTCGCGTCCCCGGATGTGGTGACTGTTCCCATCGCGCTGTACGTGACGCCTCGGGCCGGTTACGACACCACGGCCATGGATACCGAGATCCGCCGGCGACTGTCAGTGTACTTCGGCGACATCGAGGATCCCGAACTCCCGATCACTCCACTTGGCGTGGGCAAGGACGTGGTCGTGGCCCAGATCGTGGGCATCGTGATGGCCGTGCCCGGCGTGTACTCCGTCTCGGTAGGCGCACCCGAATCCAACGTGGTCATCGCCCCGAACCAATTCCCGGAGCTCGGAGACGTGACTGTCGTCATGGAGGCCCCTTCGAATGAGTAGCCCGCTGCCGGTGGAGACGGTCGATCGCCTGGAAGAGTATCTGTGGTGGCTGCTGCCAGACTTCCTGAAGAAGAAGGAGCGTGAAAAATCCCTGGTCGCGCGGTTCTGCGGGATCTGGGGAGATGTGCTGGACGTCGCCCGGACTACCCTGACCGACATCATTCCTCAGCTCCTGGTGGAAACTGCGTCCGGGGAGTTTCTGGACAAACTGGCCCGGTCCCGACAGATATTCCGGGGAGAAGGCGAGACGGACGAGTCTCTCCGCATCCGCGTCCTGGCCGCGTACACGATCAAGCAGAAGGCCGGAACCATCCCGGGCATGCGGGATGGCCTTGCAGCCACCGGGTACACGGTCGCGGTCGAGGAGCCCAACAAGGGCACGGACAAGTGGTCGAGGTTCGTGGTCAGGGTACTGGGCTGGGACGGGATTGTGGCCGATCAGATGGTCTTCTACTCGGTAGTCCGGCAACTGAAACCTGCCCATACCCGCGCGCTCATCGACCTGCAGATAGAGCCCGGGACCTGGGATGACTGGGAGTCTGGCGAGGATCCGTTGACCCTTGATTCTGGGACCCTGGATGACTGGCTTTCGACACCATAGGAGCGCGACATGGCACAGAAACGAATACACGACTACCGGAGCCCCAGGTCCTCCGAGGACCTGAATGAGAAGCTGGTCGGGATCATGCTGCCCGGCGTGTACCGGGGATTCCATGTGGGGAAGGACGGTTCTGTGTCCCCCGGGATTCTGCTGACTGCCAAGGGCGTGCGCATCGAGGAGAGCGAGGCGTTCGAGGTGGAGGTGCCTGCCGGTGACGAGACCCATCCCCGGCTCGACCTGGTCGTTTGCGTGCACGAGTACGAGAAAACGGTCCCAGCACCGGCCGCGGAATTCCATGTCGTGCAGGGAACACCTGCAGAGGAGCCAGTTGCACCGGAAATCCCGGACCATGCGACTGCGCTGGCCACGTGCTGGATGATTGCCGGCGGATCGCAGTGGAGCCAGGTCACCCAGGCAGGACCGCCCGTGCGGATCATCAATGCGACGCAGCAGCCCGACCATACCTGGACGGTCCTCCACGGTGATCGCGGCGCGCTCCTGGAACAGTGGAATCCGAATCTCGGAGTCGTCCAGGTGTTCGTG